TTTCCGGATTGATTCCGAATGCGGTAGGCTGCGTCATAATACCACCATTTTTGTACCATTCGATTGAGAACTTAGGCAGTGAGCCCTTACCTGCGATACCGTATGGTGCTTGTCCTCCGCTTACACTGATGTGCGGGAGGTTGAGGTGCGGCAGTGACCACTTGAAGTTAAATGCTCCCTTGATTTTGTCCAGTGCTCCGGTTACCACGCTTTTCGCTGCTTCCAGTTTGTCACTGAATGCCTGCTTGATATTCCCAAGGACATTCGTGACGGCTGTTTTGGCTGCGTTCAGTTTGTTTGTGAATGCACTTGTAATGGAGGATAATTTTCCTCCCGTCAATGTATCCACGGTGCTCATTACACTGGAGAAGGTGCTTTGTACTCCTGCCATTGCTCCTGCGACCACTCCCTTAATGCCTCCACCTGCGCTGTCATACGCAGATTTCATGGCATCGAGTTTTGCCCCTACATTCGCTCTGGCTGTTTCCATGAGGTTTCCGGCTGTGTCCTTGACATTGTTTAATGCTTCCGAAACGCTCGCCTTTACCTCTCCCATCTTGGATGTGAACTTATCCTTGATGGCTGATAACTTTCCGCCTGTCAGATTGTCTATGAATGTGTATCCGGCTGTGTAATATCCTTTGACACCCTCGACCGCTGCGGCCGCTACACCCTTGATTCCGCCACCGTGTTGCTCGTATGCGGTTTTCATGTTGTTCAGCTTTTCGCTTACAGTGTCCTTGGCTGCCTGTAATACTGTACCTGCCGTCTGCTTCACATTGTTCCAACATTCGGACGCTTTTTCTTTAATTGCCGTCAGCTTTCCGCCTGTGGCTGTGTCTATGGCATTAAATGCTCCGGTTACTACACCCTTCAGTGCGTTCAAAGGAGCGAGTGCCAACGATTTCAGCGCATTTAATGCTCCGAGGAAGATGTTTTTCAGTCCATCCAGTGCCCTGCTCCAGTCTCCGGTAAATACCCCGGCTACGAAGTCAATGATTCCCTGGAATACCTGTTTCACTCCGTCAATTACTCCCTTGACGGTTGTCCACCATCCATCAAATACACCCTTGATAAATTCGAAGGCTACCGGGAATTTATCTTTGAAGCCGTCCACCGCATTGCAGACCGCATCTTTCAATGCGGAGAACTTTGCGGAGATCCACTCTCCGAGTTGCCCTGCCTTTTCCTTTACCGTATCCCAGTTTTTATACAGTAATACACCGATAGCGATTACTGCTCCGATTGCCAGAATTACTAAGCCAATCGGACTGGTTAAGAATGTAAACGCTGCACCCAGTGCGGTCGTTACCGCTGTTGCCGCCGTGCAGACCACGTTCCATGCGGTTGTGGCTGCTGTTTGTGCCCATGTTGCTGCTGTGGATGCTGCTTTCACGATTGCGTCCTTGGCATATAGTGCGTTCAGATACAATGTTTCCGCTTTATCCTTTATCTTGGCTACCCGAAGCAGTGTCATTGCCTTGGTAACCTTTGCGATCTCTATCGCTGTTTTCGCAAGTTTAAATCCTGCGATGGCTGTCGCCAGTGTGGTCACGGTAGGTATAAAACCTTTCCATTCCACGAATTTGTCGAGTACATTTGCCGCTGCGCCCAGTACATCCAAGAGTGCCCCGACCAGTGCCGGAAGTCCTCCGCTTACCAGACTGCTTGCATCATCACTTGCGCCCTCGAAGGCTTCCGAGAATTTCTGTTGCACATCTGATAACAAATCCATGATTGCCTGTAGCTGTGGCTCATGCTCTGCAATTGTATCTTTTAATCCGCCCAGTGTTGCTTTGGCGGTGCTTCCTATCCATCCAATGAATGACTGGAAATCATCCCACAGGTTCTGGATCACTCCAAGGAATGTCTGTACGCCTCCGGGCAGTTCCACACCGAAATCTTCCGCCAGTGTTGACGAGAATGCTTCGGATAAACTCTGACCGTCCACTATCTTTCCGACAAAATCCAGAACACCGCCTGCCATCTGACCGACTCCGTTCATGAATTCTTGGATTGGTAGTTTTTGAATGAGTTCGCTGAACCCTGCCGTAATATCCGGGATTTTCAATGCCACCGCATCTATGATCTGCATCGCATACGGTCCGAAGTCCTCTACCATGCTTATCTTTAGGTCGCTGATTGCCGACTGGAATCGTGCCAGTGCGCCTTGTAATGTTCCGGTCGCTGTTGCATCCATTGCATCCAGTGCGCCAGTCGAATTGTCGATTGCTCCGGCGAGTTCATCCCATGCTGATGCAGAGCCGTTTACTCCCTCTTTTACTCCGTCCAGTAAGTAACCAAACTGTGAGTAGTAGTTCGTTCCGGCAATTGCTGACATATAGGAGTTTTTCTGCTCCTGCGTCATTCCTGCCATTGCACCGTTTAAGTCCACGAGGATATCCCTCATGTTCCTCATTTCCCCGGAACTGTCGTAAACTGCGACCCCTAAATCCTTGAATGCCTTTTGCGCTACATCCTTGGTGCTGATTCGTACAAGCATTGAGTTCAACGCTGTACCTGCTTCACTGCCCTTGATACCGTTGTTCGCCAAGATTCCGAGTGCTGTGGAGGTTTCCTTGTAGTTCATACCTGCGGCTCTGGCTGCACCACCGCATCCGATGAATGCATCCATAAGGTCTGCCGCCGTGGTATTCGCCTTGTTGTTGGTCGTTACGATAACATCGAGGTATCCCTGTAAGTCATCTATTCCAACTCCCATGGCACTCATGGAGTCTGTTACCTGGTCACTGGTGGTAGCAAGGTCTGCCTGCGTTGCTTCTGCGAGTTTAAGCACTGGTGTTAAGGCTGCGGTACTTTCTTCCACATTCCATCCCGCCAGTGCCATATATCCCAAGGCATCGGCCGCCTCCGAAGCCGTGAAGGTTGTCGCTTTACCTGCTTCTCTGGCCGCAGCAGACAGTTTCGCATAATCGTCCGCAGATGCCCCTGCGATAGCAGAGGTGTTTGCCATTGCCTGTTCAAATTCCGCATACTCATCAACCGCACCGGATATGAAGTCTCCGACCTTAACGGCTGCGAATGCTGCGGCCGCCACTGCTGCGGCTTTCTTAGCAACGCTCGCTATTTTGTTTAATCCGTCCTCGGTTACTCCGAGACTTTGCTTGAAAGAGTTTTCGACCTTGCCTGCGATTTTAATGGCGAGTTCCTGCTCTTTGCTGCTGCTTGCCAATGTCTGCCACCTCCTCGGCTATTTCCCGCAATTCAAAAACGGACAGAGATAGAAAGAAATCTATCCCGGTCCGTAATGTCATTGATAACTGTATTGCGAGTTTCCGGAGGTTTGCACCGTCAGTTGGACTTATTCCGCTCCGTAGAAAAAAGCTGTCACACGGTTCTTGACCTTGACTGCTTCCTTCGGGTGTAATCCCTTGAAAAATTCCACCGGAAGTTTGGTTGCCTTGGCAGCGATGATGCACGCATACTCCAAGGACATTTCCGGAAGGAATGTGAATGATCCGGTTCTGTCCAGAATCTTATTTGCTGCGATCATGTCCGCTGCTGTCAGATTGTCCAGTCCTCTTAGATCGATTTTGTCATAGGTTTCGCCCTCGAATGTGTACGGCTTATTAAAAACTACCGTATACTCGTTCTCGATCACTTCTCCGTCTTTGTCCAATACCTCTACTGCTACCTCTGTTTTCTTTGCTTCTTTTTCCATCTTGCTCGTCCTCCTTAATTAACACTGCTTTCTGATTTTTGCCAGTAAGTCCACACCGTTGACCTTGTAGACATTGTTAAGCTTATCAAGTTCGACTCTCTGCTTGCCGTCAAGTTCAATCATGATATAAACAACTTCTACCGTCACTGCTGCGTCCATCGCCCCGCCCTGCTTCACGGTGCCGCTTGTAAGTTTCTTCATCCGTCCACGGACAACTACTCTCATGCCCTTGTAGTCAATGCCGCCTGTGCTCTTGACTGTAAACTGCTCACTGGCTCTGAGTGTCAGATTCAGCGAGGTTGCAGGGGACATCAGCTTGAATGCGTCCTCATCGAGAATTCGGAACGGAATCTCCAACTCCATGCTTCCGAACTGTCCGATGATTACTTCCTCGATTTCTCCAAGGATACCGGGACCGCTCAGTGTCTCGGTCATTCCCTCGAAGTCCGGCAGGGAGATTTCCCCTGTCAGACCTACAAGTACTGTTCCATCGTTATAAAGGTTGAAGTTATTGATAACTCCCGGAATACCTAATGCGTTCATTCTTATTCACCTCCGCTTAATGCTGCCGACAGCATGGTCGGGTCAAATTCCAAAATATTGAGGATGTCCTCTGCGGGTACATATGGTGCGAGGTACTGATGGAACTGGATCTTGCCGTTAAGGATGTCCGTTACCGGATTTTCGTCCTCACTAAATTCAATTCTTGCCCCTGCACATTTACTCGGCACGTATGAGTTTCCTCTGATGTTTTCACTGTCCACAACAGACTCAATCAAGCGATAATTTCCATTGTCATCTACTTTCTGTTTGTAGGTCAAGATGAAGCTGTTGCCCCACCATGAGAAAAATCTACGGCAGCAGAACCATCTGTCTTTCGGGTCTGTATTCGCCGGATAGCACGCTGTGTTGTTGCCCCATGACTTCCATCCGGAATCATTGATTGCGGTAATGATACCCTGTCCGTTTAAGAGGTTTGCCTGTAATTCATCCAGAACCACCTCTGTTCCATCTTCCAGGCAGAGACCAGTAATTCCGATCAGCTTATTGGAAGGGGAGAGGTTCGGCACATCATCGTTGCTTGCGTCTGTGTACGCTGTCAACGCTCCGAAGATAGCGGAATATGCATACTGCTTCGTTCCGACCTTTACCTGCGGCCAGAGAAGTGCTGCGTGCTTGTTGGTGTATCCATTCTTATTCTTCCAGTCGTTGCAGTCTGTGTACTTGGTTGCTTCTGCGGTGTCGATATCGAGGATGCATTCGCAAGTGAATACTCCGTTGATTTCCTCGCACTTTGCTGCCAGGGCGATACCTACATTCGGCTTCTGCGTCCATCCTGGTGCTAAGAGCAGACCCGGTGTCATGCTGAATTTCGGATAGATGTGGCGGATTAACTCCATACCAGTCTCTGCTCCGGTACTTGCATTGTATCCACCGATGATGTCGCTCTCTGTTACAGCAGTTGGGTCGATGCTTGTGCTATTGACTGTGAGGGTCTTGGCTGATGCACCCTTGCCTCCTGCGGTTAATGTGATCACAAGGTATCCGTCATCATCGAATGTCGTGATGTAGTCCGTTCCGGCTGTGAGTGTGGCTTCGTTTGCCTTTACCTCTACGGTATCTGCGAGGATGCCTACCACCTTTACTGTTGCCTGCATCTTCTCCACATTCACGGTCTGTTCCTCGTTTGCTTTCTTGTGTTTCTTCGGGTCGAGCACATTGATTAAGATAATCGGTGCGATATTGAGAACACGGAAGCAAGCGTCCATGCTCTGGCAGAGCGTGTAATTCTTGAAATCGTCACTGTATCCAGCCTGCTCCACGGCTTCACTGAAACTGTAGGCGATCATCGGTACATTGGTTGCCTTGTACGGGTCGGCTGCGAGGTTCACAGGTGCTGTTCCGATGATTACCTGCAGTCCGGCTGTTCCTGTAACGGGTGCGACCAGGCTCGTTGCCTGCTCTTTTACCCTTACTCCATGATTGTAAGCCATTGCTTTTCTCTCCTTCCTTAAGCCTTATACTCGGCTGCTTTTTTATAAAATACATAAGCGGCACCGCTCTGTGATGCGATGTCTGCGTTCACGGCCGCCAGATTGCTGATCGGCACGACCAGATTGTAAATCGCAGGTTCTTTCTCCATTGCGGTTTTCAATCCGTCCGGCAGTCCGTTATTGAAGAACTGATTGTGTGTTGCCACTCCCAGAATTGTCGGGCCGGCATACGCCATCGTTTCCTGTGCCTTGGCTACCGTCTTTGCTTCCTGCTTGGTTTCCGCCTGCACTACTTTTGTCTTTGCTTCACTCATGCGAATCTATCCTCCTTCCTTATTGCTGCTGTTGCAAATGTCATGCTCGCTGCTCCGAAGAAGTAAGGGAATGATTCTTCGTCCTGCAGCGCCCAGTTGAATGGGTGTTGCTCATCATGCATAAAATAAAATTGCTTTGCGAGCATTGGTTCTTTCATGAACCGTTCCTGTATCTTCTGGATGATTCCAAGGACACCCTTGTGTCCGTTGTTTTCTGCGTCATCGTCAAAATATCCGATCCGCAGTATGACGAACACTTCCTGCGGTTCTACACCGCCATTGTCTTGCCCTGTTTCCAATCGGACGATCACATGCGGCATCGGGTCCGGTGCATCTTCGTCCTGTCTGATGGGGAGGTTCTGCTCATAGACATTCATCTTGATGTACTCCCCTGCGGAATCCTTGAAGAGGTCATCCTTAAAAATAATCCCGATTTCCTTTACAAGTTCTTCCTGTAAAATCTGCGCCGTCATTTACTTGCCTCCCAGTATTCTGTCGATCTGCTTCTGGATGTTCTTCTGCAGGTTCTCTTCTATGTTCGGCTTCACGATGCCATATACCTTGGCTTCGTTCCCTATCATGGTAGGAATGGACGGACTAAGTAATTTCTTAAGCGGCAGCCTTGATGCTCCTTTTCTCTGAACTACAGAAACATGACCACTTCCGAATTTGGTAATAAAAGCCTTGAGGTTACCCTTTTGCAGGCTTTTCAGTCCGCTTGCTTTCAGTACCTTACCTCTGGCCGCATCTGTTGAAGTATTGTCTTTGTACTTGAAGTCCGCCAACTCATTCACTGCCCCTGTAATTTTCAGAGTGGCTGTCGGATTGGATGCCGTTGCGTTCTTCTGAGCGATAGCCTTCTTAAACCTCGGACTCTTTACCGCATAGGTTTCCTTGGCTTTGTCAGCCAGATCCTTTTTGGCATCCCTGGCGGTAGCATTCACGGCATTCTTCAATGCCTGCGGTGCTTTCGCTTTCATGTCCTTCAGTTTCAGTTCTATCCTCTGGAGTTGAGTCTGGTCGACTTCAAACTCTATCATTCCGCTCTGCAATCCCATTACTTCGTCCTGTTAGCCTCCATGGTTATTGTGTACACTCCGCCCTCGTCTGTGGAATCGGTTACCATGTACCTCTTTCCATCAAAGACAATCTGCCGACCGATGGCGGGCAGTGGTCCGAAGTCATCCGCCTTGACATAGATTAGTTTCTGCTTCACATATACACCGTCCATGTTGGATTTCATCTTCTTTTCTCTTTCGATGATTTCATTGTCATCTACGAGAACCGGGATTTTTTTTCCGTCCACGGTGTGCGTATCTGCGAATTCATCCACATTCATGAAGGTGTTATTCACATCGTCCTTCATGACTTCTTTGAATGATTTTCTAACCATTCTTTTTCGCCCCTTTGCTTCGGGTCGGTGTCTTTGGCACTCTGCCGACTACATTCTCCGGGGTTTCTCCATTCTTGGACTCCCCTGCCAGTCCTGCTGTGGCGGTGGCAGGAGTCGCTTTCGCTTTCTCCTGCTTACCTTCGCTCCACACGGCTGTTCCTGCGTCAAGCCATGCCTGCACCATTGATTCATCGTCTGCCGGGAGGCTGTCTCCGACTTCATACTGGTGTGATCTGTAAAGGATAGGGTATGTTGCTACCAGTTCCATGGCTGCACCTCCTTATCCGATTTTTACAAGTACCTTTTTATCTCCTGCGGCCGCTGCCTTGGCTGCGAAGCCTGCAGGTGTGTATGCGTTGGAACTTCCGTCCTTGCTTGCTTCTGTGATGCCTGTCTTATCAAAATAAACAGGCTGTCCGAATGTGATCTCGTTCTGACTTGTCTTGTCAAACTCAAATACACCGCATACGTGAAGGTCGCCCTCTGCACCAGGGGCGATGTCTGTTCCTGCGATACCAACTCTGCCAGTCAGTTCAATGACCGTATTGGCTTCGATGGTAGTCGCTCCGGTGTTTTTATAATCGAGGGTTTCCCCTCTCTGCCAGTAACTTGCTTTGCTCATGGCTGCATCCTCCTTCTGTTATGCTAACTCGATCGGGTTCTTTACTTCGATACCAGGGTTCTTGATTGCTCCACGGTAATCCATGACGCTGATACCCCAGTCGAGGTAGATATCCCATACAAATCCTAATGTGCCCGGAGTCTCCATTCTTCTGATTGTCGGGATCTCCTGTCCGTTCAGATAGTCAACCTCGATGAAGTCTGTGTCGTCCTTTGCTCCAAGTAACCACCAAGGCATTACATTTCCAAAACCACCACAGAGTGCGTTGATTGTCGGATCTTCCACTACCGTGATGCTGTCCTTGTATCTGTAGAGCGGGTTCACTGCCTGCGTGTTGCCGGACGTGCTGATTGTCGGGCTGTAGAACAGCGTGTACATATCGAACATATATCCGCTCGGCACGATAATGATTGCAGGTCTGATGATAGTTGCTTCTCCGAACTGGTCTGTCTGGTTCTGGAGTGCGAGGATCATGCCCTGCACGGCTTCCTTCGTGATTCCTGTGCCCTTTGCCAGTAAGTTGGAGTGTGCGCTGCTGAATAATGCAGTACCGTCATAAATCGCCGGATTGTTTACGAGGATCTGGTAACACTGCTTGTTCTGGGTCTTTCTTGCGCTCGCTGCGTACTTGGCAGGAACTCTGGTTAAGAGATCGATATCATCGTTGATGAATGCCTGTCTTGTAAGTGTGAACTGGCGGCCGTATGTTTTCAGCTTTCTGGTCGGGAGTTTCTCATCTCCGAACACATCATGCTTTAACTCTCCGCCCTCCGGCACTTCGAGGAACTCGCCTACCGGTCCTGCTAAGTAGTTGTTGTCGTGGGTCTTGAAGTCCTTAAGAGTTCCCTTCTTTGTCCACTGGTCGAATGTTACGGCTACAGTCTTGTGTCCTTCCACATATGCCTTGTTGATGGCATTGTCGAGGATAGCAGGGAACGCTGCTGTCGGATTGTAGAACTGTCTCTGCAACATACCGTAGAGTTCGTCAGAGGATCTTCTGTTGAGTCCGGACTGTCCTTCATTGGTCAGACACTCAATGGCTAAGTCACGGAGTGTCATTCCCATCATCTGTCTTGCACCGTCTGCCGGGTTCTGGAGTTCCATTCCACTTCTCATCACGATAGCGTCTGCTGCTGCCGCTCTGAACTTGTCCTCTGCACTCTCAGTAATGCTTACTCTGCCGTTTGCTGAGATAGGAGCACCGTGCTGTCTCACGTGCTCCAGTGCTGCTTCTCTCACGGAGTCAAGTGTCGCACCGCTCTCGATGTAGCTTCTGGCTTCCATTCCAAATTCTCCACAGAGTTCTGTGATAGAACGGATTCTGGCTCTTTCTTCCTGGATTGCTCTCTGGGTGTCTGCTTCCGGGTTTGCCAGATTCTGCGGAGGATCGTTTGGCTGAGGGGTCATACCTCTCTGCTGCTGTTCCTCTGCTGCAATCTCTCCGTCCAGTCTCTCAATTTCTCTCTGAAGGGAGTCGAACTCTGTCTGCTCCTCTGCAGTGAGATCTCTGCCTGCATCTTTGGCGGCATTTACGATTTCCTGCTGACGGAGCATTTTCTGCTGTCTCTGCTGCTTTTTGTTCATCGTCTGTTACCTCCTTGGTTGATAATATTTTTATTTATTTGAAGTTGCCTTTCAAACCAGTCAATAGAGCGGCTCTGCGTTCCCTGCTCGGTTTCATCTTCCAGTTCCCTGCCTACACCGACCGTTGGGTCCGCAGGCACGCTCACGATACTGATTTCGTAAGGTGTCCACTTTCTTGCGATGTCTGCCGGTCCTGTGAACCTGCCATCTGCCGACTGCTTGTTTGGCATTACTTCCTCCCATGAATCTATCTGATAGCCTACGGAAGTGGTTTTCAGTGTTCCACTCTTGACTTTCTGATAGATAAGGTCTGCATCTTCATCGCTGTCGAATTCGACCTCTGCCATACCACGTAAATTCTCGATCCATGCACGATTGACTTTGCCAATCACTCTGTCTCGGTTGTGGTTATAGAGCAGTACCCCGATTTCATTTAATCGTGTAAGGTCTACCGCTCCCTCTGAATGGTCGAGGATTTCTGTTCCCCACCATCTCTCGTATGGTTCTTCAGACGAAAAAGAAAGAATGAACTTTCGCTCATTCCCCTCGCCCTCCATGGCTCTGATGGAATTAACCGTCAGTTCCCTGGTTGTCTGCTTCTCCTTCTTGCGATGTTCCATCGCCTTCGCCTGCTTCTTGCCCGGTTTCTTCTCCGGCTTGCTGTCCTGTTCCCTCTTGAGGAGTGTTGGCAGGTTCTTCGTCCTCATAGAGTTCTGCTGCTGTCTGATCAAAAATCACACCTCCTAAGTCGATACCCTTATCCTTTGCGTATTCGAGTACCTCTGCCATCTCATCGATCTGCTCTTTCCAGTCACGACCCTGTTCAGCAGCAATCTGCTTGAAGGTCTTTTGTCCGGTATTGAGAGCAATCTTATTTGCGTTTGCTTCTTTCTGCGGATCAATCCATTTCTTCGGTGCAGTGATCCATGCGTGCTCGAAGTATTTATCCTTATTCTCCCAGAAGTCCTTTGCCTCCAGTTCTCCCGCAAGCCACATGGAAATAACGAAAGTCTCATATATTTCGTCCATGACTTCCATCAGCATCTCTTTCTCCTCTGCATAGGTCATATCATCCTCGATGATGCCCTGTCTGGTTGAGGAGTAGTTGCTTTCCGACATATCACGGCTTGTGGCTTCATAACTGATGCCCTGTCCTGCTCCGACAAGTCTCTGCTGCAGTTTGATGTAGCTTGCTGCATCCGTTGCTTGTCCGGTCGGGTTTACTACCTGTATCTCATCTCCGGCATTCAGTTCCTTTATCATGCCGGGTGCGATGGATTTACCCTGGTAGTCCTGGTGCGGGACCGGAACACTGCCGTTTTGACGACCGATTCCGGTTGTCGGTAATTGTTTTTTAATGAATACCGACAGGCAGGCCGCTATTCGCTCTTTGACCGATACGGCTATCATAAATTCGTTAGCGTCTCGGATTCTTGTGATTGTCGGACTCATATCGGACATCTCACGCACCTGCGATGGACGGTGTTTTGTGTATAAAAAAATGACATCTTTCGCATCCACATACACGGGATTTGAGAGTGCCATTCCGTCCACGGAATACTGTCTGATCCAGTACCCCATCGGCTTGTTATACTCATTCATTTCAATACCACCGACTACCTTGTTACCTTTTTTCTTCGGGAGCATCTGCGAGTTGTCCAATTCGTCCACCTCGAATGTCTGAAGCTTAAATGGGAGGTATCCGTCTTTGGTGTATCTCTTTACGATGAGGATTCCGCCATCGACCTTCTTTCGTTTCACGCACATTCTCATCATCTGCGTGAAGGACTGCGTTCCGGTCACATCGCAGTTCTGTTTCTTGCACCATTTCTTCCAGGCTGCCTGGATGAGTTCGTTGGTCTTGTCACTTCCAGTCTTTGCCTGCAGTGCATATCCGCCACCGATCACATTTCTCTTATATGCTCCGATGACCGAATTCATCATGTCGGAGTTTCGTTCCAAGTCTCTGGCTCTCGCTCGGACATTGTCACGACTGTACCGGTCCGTAAATTCTGCTGACTG